TGTAGCGAAGATCGTCTAGCTTCTCGCGTGCCTGCTTGAAAGACATGCCAGCCATTGGGCTTGTTGCGGCTTTGGCATTTCCCTTCGGTAGGAACATTCCTTGCCAGCCACCATTGATGTTGTGGTCAATTATCTGGCGAACCGACAGCCCTGCCTCTACGCCTTCACGCAGGACGTTGATCGCTAGCTTCCGCGCCTGATCCGTCAGCGGTTTTTTGATCTGCTTGCGCTGCTCTTCCCAATCGGACCATGCATCTGCATCAATCCAATCAGGCACAGAGAAGGCGTCAGCCTTCTTACTATTCCCTTTATTCTCTTCCTTATCTTTATTCCCTTTATTGTTCTGTGTCGCGGTGGTGTCGCGGTCCTGTCGCGCCGCTGTCGCGGTCCTGTCGCTCTGCCCTTTAGGATCGAGCTGGAAAGCATTGTAATTGTTGATAGAAATGATGGTGACACCTGTCGCGCTGTCGACACTAACCATGTCGCGGTCAACGAGACGTGTGAGAAAGCGATTTGCCCAATCTTTGCTGCGTTCTAGGTGTGTAGCCATGTCCCGTACTGACATCGCAAGCTGTCCGCGCTGCAGTTTGATGGGGCGATCTTTGTAGCGAACATCTACCTCTCTCCACGATGCTCGCAGCACCATCCATGCAAAGGCCATAGCCTCAGCATCAGTGCGAAAGATCGAGTGATCCAATAGACGGCGGTAAATAAGGACGTACCCGCCCAACTCATGTGACATTCAAAACCTCCAATATCTGCGGCCCTTCACCGCGCTTGTTTGTTCGCTTAAAACTATGACGGCAAGACCAATGCGAAATTTGGAGGTTTCGCACAAGCGAACATTGGTCGGTTCCCGTCGCGATACGGTAGCCGTCACATGCTGCACATATTTCCGCTTTTCGAATTGCGCAAGAGGAAATGTGTTGGCGTTCTACGTGTGCTGTGCATAAGTTTTCTACGCGGCTTTATATGTGTAGTGCAGAAATGACACAGCCGTAAACTTTTTCCACATGTTTCGAAACACAGGAATTGACGTTGGGAAAATAGTCTCTATGTTGTGCATCGACACGACGATACGTGTTCGCAGAAAGGAATGTATATGGAGACTGCTTCAACTCCCAAGACGAAGACTGTTTGGGAAACTCTCTCAGCCATAAACGTCAATGAGAACATCGAGAAGAAGAATGGCTTCTCGTATCTCTCGTGGTCGTGGGCGTGGGCTACGCTTATGGATCACTACCCGCATGCTGAGTTCTACTTTGAGAACCAGTCGGGAGAGAACGGTGATCTAAATAACGATGGCGTTATCCGCTATCCGGATGGGACGGCAGAGGTTCGCTGTGTTCTGACTGTTGAAGATGTCAGTCACACGATGTGGTTGCCGGTGATGGACTACAAGAACAACGCCATCAAGAACCCCAACGCACGCGACATCAATGATGCGAAGATGCGTTGCCTCGTAAAGGCGATGTCGCTGTTTGGTCTTGGCCTCTACATCTACGCTGGTGAGGATCTTCCTGACGCCAGCAAGCAGAAGCCTGCTCCTGTTCCAGAGACTGGTCTGGTCGACGATAAGGTTCAGCTACTGAAGGCTGTCACTGATGCCGCGACCCTTGATGATCTGAAGGCAGCGTTCACCAAGGCCAGTAAGTACGCACGCAATCGCAACGATGACGTGCTCTTAGCGGAGATCACGAAGACTAAGGACACACGCAAAGCTGCGCTCTCGAAGTAAGGATCGATTGAATGGAACAGAGAAGTGACGAGTGGTTTAAGGCGCGTGTAGGCGTCATCACTGGGAGTCGCGTCGGCGGTATCCTTGGAGTGAACCCATTCCAGAAAGCTGAAGATGTGATGCGCGATATGGTTCGTGAGCACTTCGGAGCTGAGAAGGAATTCACTGGCAACGCCGCTACAAATCATGGCGAGCGGATGGAGCCTGTGGCCTTGTCGTTCTACGAGTCTGTGGCAGGTGTCACAGTTACGCAGACCGGCATCGTCAAGCACGATGACTACGACTGGCTTGGTGCATCACCTGATGGACTGATCGGTCTTGATGGTGGCTTGGAGATCAAGTGTCCGTACTGGGCTAAGATTCCCTATTCCGTACACGAAAAGCCAAGCTATTACGCGCAGTGCCAGCACGTTATGGAGGTGTGTGATCTGCAGTGGATGGACTTCTTCTGCTACATCAGAGAAGACCTGTACTTGCTGGAGCGGCTGGAACGGAATCCAACTTGGTTCGCCGACAACTTTCCAAAGCTTGAAGCGTTCCGCAAAAAGTACCTCGAGACAATCGAGGATGAATCTAAGGCAAAACTTTATCTCGATACGGAACTCTCTGTCGTATCAAACGTGCGCAGTGAGTTGATGTCGGATCTCTTTCTTCAGATCAAGGAGAAGGAGGCGGAGATGGCTCCATTGAAGGAGGCATACGAAGCTCTCAAAAAGGAACTGGGCTCTGAGTTCGGCTCCTTCCAGACGGGCCGCATCAAGGTCTTGAAGGTAGAGAAAAAAGGGGCGGTAGATCATGCCGCCATTTATAAAACCGTAGACGTTGACAGTCTGCTAGCTGCAAAGGGTAAGTCCGTTGAAGCTTTCAGAAAAGATCCTGTCATCAGCTACATCGTCAAAAGCATAGAGGATTGACATGGGACGACCTAGAAAAGACCACCAGAACCGTCTGGTGCAGACAACGATTGACGACGTGATGTATCGCGCACTGTGCGAGATGTCCATTAAAGAAGACCGGCCTATCGCAGGCGTCGTGCGACAGGCAATCAATCTCTACCTTGCGCACATTGATCGTATGCGCAAAGTAGAACTCTCATAAGAAAGGCACAAGGATGGCTTACGAACAAAAACCAAATACGTTTTCTCTTTTCCGCGACAGCGATGAGCGCATCGAGGAACGCAAGAAGTTCTATCGCGAGAAGGATTGGGATCCAGAGGGCGTTCCTATCTACAGCGGCAGGATGCTACTCGAGAACGGTGAGGAGCTGAACATCGAAGCTCGCGTGATCGACGGTGCAAAGGGTAAGTTCTTTGCCGGTCGCGTGTGGAAGAAGAAGCTCGTTGATGCACCAGCACAGCGTCAGGCTCCGCCGCCACAAGACGATCTGGACGACGACGTACCGTTCTGATGAATAACAAATTGGGAGGGGTGGCTTCGGTCACCCCTTCTTAGGTAAATGGAATGACACTACTAATTGCTTGTTTGTTGATCCACGTAGGCGGCTTGCACTCTGGATGGTACCTGCTAGCTGTTTGGCTCTGGGCTACGAAGTGGTTCCTTAAATATTGGGGTTCTTTAACTGATGTTGGTGATTGTTAGAAACGAAGGATCTCTTGTTTATGGAGGCGAGAACCTGACGGAAGACTTGGAGCATACCTTCGACCACGCAATTGGTGTGCGGAGGATCGGCCATAGTGCGGCTGGTGAGTTCGCTGAGATCTCCGTTAAGCGCGGAGATGGATCAGAGGTGCTCTTCCAACTGGATCATGAGCGCAAGGAGTACACCGTCGACGGCATCGTCGTGGTTGCGCTCGTTGGCTTTATTAAATGGAAAGCTGAAGACCGCGAACGGCGGAAGCCAGCAGTCAGGCTGGGGTTCGATGCCCCCCGCTCCTACAGATTGGTAAGGGATAACGCTATTAAGCGGACGGAATAAGTTAAATAGGAAGGTTGTGGTCGAAATGGATTGTATGATGACGACTGTGGGTGCCTCCAACCGTTCACCGATTGGAGGGTTTATGGAAGGTAAGACTTGGGACGAAGCCGCAAAGCGGTGGCTGAATGGACGGACCACCAAGCACATTAAGCAAGAGCAGCACTATATAGAGGTGCTCTCGCATTACTTGGGTGGTCTGCCTCTTGGCCGTATTACAAAGGGGGTGTTGGCGGATCTTCGCGATGACATGCTGAAGACCCGCGCCGTGTCTACCGTCAACCGTTACCTGACCGTGCTGCGGTCAGTGCTCAACATGGCGAGGGACGAGTGGGAATGGATCGACACCGTACCCAAGATCAAGAGGATGGAAGAGACCTCGAGGGTTCGGTACATCGACAAGGACGAAGCCCGTCGCTTGATCAGAGAGCTGCCGTCACATCTGAAGGATAAGGTTATCTTCGCCCTCACCACTGGACTTCGGGACGCCAACGTCCGCGAGCTTCGCTGGGAAGAGGTTGATCTTCAGAACAGGATGGTGACGATTGTCGGCGAGAAGATGAAGAACGGAAAGCCGCTCTCCATCCCTTTGAACGACACCGCCTACGACGTTCTCTGGAAACGATTCAGGGCCAAGGACAAGAACGCTGAGTGGGTGTTTGCATACGGCGGTCGGCCAGTGCAGCGCAGCAATACGAAGGCGTTCAGGAAAGCTCTGAAGAGGGCTGGGATCGAGAACTTCAGATGGCACGACCTGCGGCATACGTGGGCCTCGTGGCACATCCAGAAGGGTACTCACACCGCAGCCGTTCGGGAGATGGGTGGTTGGTCGGATGACAGGATGGTCCAACGCTACGCGCACTTGTCGACAAAGCACCTGCGCAAAGTGGCGGACAACGTCGGATCGCTGTAAGAAAATGGGGGCTGAATATCTGTGGATAAACAACCCCCGTATTCCATAAATTACGTGAGTAAAACCACGTAAGTTATTGATTGGAGCGGGTAACGAGGCTCGAACTCGTGACCTCGACCTTGGCAAGGTTGGAGGCACCCACAACGAGGAAACCCCTTGCCGCTCCAGTACTTACGCGATAAACCTAACGGGACTGTGATGCGCTTTGGAAGTCAGTGTATCACAGTCACTTTTCAAGAATAAAAAGCCCCCGTTCCAAGTGTGGTTCGGGGGCTTTTTTATTAGCGCTTCTTGTAGTCGGCTATCTTCTGATTGAACTCGACCATCAACATCTGCATTTCTTCGGTGACGTAGTCGATCTCTTGCTGCGGCGCACCATCTTCCTTGAGCTGCTTCTTCTCCTTGCGTAGCTTGCTGATGTCGCTCTCGTAGTCCTGTGCCTCCGCAAAGAAGTCTGCCTCTGGATACTTTTCGAAGTACGAGGTCGTGTCCTTGCCGTCCTCCTCCATTCCTTCGACCGTCTTCTTGTGGCCGTTCATTTCCTTGATGCCATCATAGAACCGGCCAGAGATAGCTGAGGCCTCGTTGGCGTCACCGATCATGCGGCCCACTACTGGGATCTTGTAGTTAGGTAGGTCTTCACCAGTGACCGCAGCCTCTGCTGTAGAAGCGGTGTTCAGGACAAGGCGACCGACACCGCCAGTGAACTGACCAATCAGGTAGTCGACTTGGTCACCGGTCGGGCTGAGTGCTCCAGCGGTATACCCATTGCCACCCGCTACATAATCTATGGCTCGAGCAACATAGTCGCCAACAGCGCTGACGCCTTCCTTGTTCCGCTCGTACCCTGCTGTGGGGTCCAGACTATTGAAGTCCTCACGAGCGATCTCCCGACCCGCAAAGTCCACGTTCTCACCCAGTGCCACAATCGGATCGATGACGGTGGGGGTCAGGGTCTGAGCCGACAGGCCAGCGTTACCGATTGGGTTGAAGGAGTCCGCCATCATTCCCAGCAAGCCAATGATCTGCTCCGGAGCCTTCTCACCACCAGACATGAAGAACTCGACCGACCGGCGTCCAAAAGATGGGATGACGTGCAGGCCCAACGGCATAGGAATGGCGAAGTACTTCTTGCCCCCAAGCGGGATCACGAGGTTCTTGTCCTTCAGCCAGTCTGGGATCTCGTCGTCGATACCGGCTGCGGCCAGAGCCACCGCCTGAGCAACGCCAAGGAGCAGGCCACCGGCAATAATCTTCTTGCCAGCCGGTCCCTTTAAGGTTTCGGCTAGACGCGCTGTACCCTGAACGCTGGCGTTGAAGAAGGCATAGAAGGCACCAGCCTGAGATCCAACCACACCCTTGCGGTTGAAGTTGACGGTGAGGTTCTTGGCAATGCTTGCCGCCTCAGCCTTGGATAGGCCAGCTTCCTTTGCTGTCTTATAAGCAGACAGGCGGACGCCGTTCTCGATTGCTTCGTTGAAGTCCGACAGCCAGTCAAAGACAGGACCACCGACCTTGGTCGCCACTTGGCGAAGCTTGCTACCGCCAGTAAGCTCGATCTCGATTGCGTCTGCACGATCCTGTGAGGTGGTGAACAGGTCGCGGAAACCGGTCTTGCCACCCTCGAGCTCGAACTCATCAGCAAGCGCTGCCCAATTTGTGGTGGCTGTCTTACCGCTGCGCTCCGACCGGAGATCTCGATACATGCCCAACGCCGCAGGCAGTGCATTGCCGATCACCTGCCGCTGCTTACCAGCGATAGGGGTCGAGGACAGGTTGATCGATGCGCCGCCAAGGTCTCGTATTAAGTTGTAGAGACCGAAGGCAGGGTTGTATTGCGTGTTGATGGCGGCGAAGTAGCGAGTGAACTTAGCAACACCGCTGACAAAGGCGCCCATTTGGAATGCATCGATGTTCTTCAGCGCGGTCACCATACGCTGCGAGCGTGGGTTGCGGCTGTTGAAGGCGATGAACTTGTCTTCGCCATTGATGCGGGTAGCCATGACAAACGGCGAGCTCATGAACAGGCTGTTCGGACGCTTCACAAGACGACCGCTGTTAGTGTCCATGTAGCTGGTCATTGGAGCGCCCATGACGTTTTCTGCGTCAGCAGGGTCCATGCCGAAGTCGATCAGCTTCTGCTTAGCCTTAGCTGCGTCAGCGCTCTTTGGATCGATGACGAACCAGAACGAGTCATTCGGATTCTGCAGTGCGAGTGCGGCCAGTGCATTGCCAACGCGATTGCGTTCGCCGCGACTGATTATACGTTCACGCTGCATTGCAATGTTGGCAAGGATGTCGACGACGCCCAGCTCAGAGCCAAGTGCGCGTCGGGAAGAAGATCCGCGAACCGACATGCCCTGACCACTTGATCCAGCACCGCCGTCCTCGAAGCCTTCACGCTGCAGAGGTACATAGTACTTGTACGTCTTATTCCAGTTGTCGATGGTCTCTTGGGTTTCGAGGCCATACTTAACCATCATCTGTTGCGTGCTCTTCGTGATGGCGTCGACACGATCAGCGAGCTTCTCGAGCTGCTTACGACGAGCGTTTGGCAGACCTGCGAGATAGCTATCTGCCGCTGCATCTGACATGCCTGAGCCATTGTCCTGCATGTCTGGATTGATCTTACGGATCTGCGCGTTCCGCTCTTTGGCGTGACGTGCATGCAGGAACTTGTCGAGCGTCTCGAGAGGGACGCCCTTAGTCTTCATTTCCTCGAGCAGTGGGTTCAGCTCACGCTGGACGAAGTCCTTGGCACGCTTTGCGGCGCGACCATGAAACAGCTCTTCGGCACGATAGACGTCAGTAGTTTCACTGATCCTGCCGCCAGCATCCTTAATGTTCTTCTGAATCCGCTTAACGTCGATCAGCTTGTCCTGAAGGTTATAGATAACCTCATCGAGCTTGTTCGGAGCCTCGCCACCAAAGTTGTAGTTGTCACTGCGGAACGAGTAAGCAGGACGCAGAGCCTGTGGCCCAGCCTGCGCATTGCCCCTACCGCGACGGCCAGAGTACTGAACGTCGCCACCCTGCGCAGCCACGGCTTGGTCGTAGCTGTCGGTGTACTCACCCTCATCTGGGCTATACAAGCCCTCGCGGTTCTGGTCGTAGGCCATAAAGACCACGTCAGGCTCACCGCCATTGAATGCCTTGAAGGTGTCTTTGTTCCAGTCGTCAGGCTTGAACTCTTCATTCCAGCGCATGCGAGCAACGGCCTTAAATCCGCTGACGGAGTAGATCGATGGCAGTACTGTGTCGAAGGCGTCTAGTTTGCGACCGCCAAGGGCAACAGCCATGCGGATCATGGAGAATGCCACGCCGCGATCAGCGCTCTTCGGAGACTTGAAGGCGCTTACGATATCGTCGCCCTTCAGCGCAAAGCCAGACATGCCGTCCTTAGTAAGGAACAGGCGCATGTCCTGATATTCGTTCTCTGGATAGACATAGACCGAAGCCCCGAAGCGATTGTCCTGCTTCGAGTCGTTGATCAAACGGGTGTATAGCTTGCCTGCGGCCTTGCCGCGAGTCAGCTCATGGAAGTCTGGAGTGTCAAATCCGTTTTCGTTGAACAGATCTTTGACGGGAGTCGAGTGCGAGTAAGTAGCTGCAACAGGTACGCGACCAGTTACAGAGTTCGCAAGTACTCCTCCGCTTCGGCGTCCGACATTCCCTTCTGCTGGAGATCCTTCTTCAACTCGAGGAGTCCCTTCGAACCGGCTGCGAAGCTTGGTTGCGAGGTCTTGGTCGGCGCGTCCTGTGCGTCCGGAGTACTGTTCAGAAACGCCAGCACCGCCTCGTCCTGCTCCTGCTGAGCTGACATTGGAACGTAGTCTTGCGTCGACTGCGTCGTTGGCTTGTCTGATTTGTTCATCACTTACTCCTGCGTTTTTCGCGACAAGGATTGCTGCGTTTGCATAATCCGGCGCGTTGTCGTCGTCGTAGCCTTCATTGACTTCGTCGGTTTTCGCGGCCTCATATAACCTTTTTTCAGGGTACCACAATAGTGCCTGAAGGTCAGCCGTCGTTAGCTTTGGATACTTCTTCTTAAGAGTGGCAAGCGTGCTCTGGAATACGCTGCGGATGTACTTCCGCTCGTTCGCTCCAGCAGGCGCTTCCTTCTGACCGTCAAGATAACCGGCAAGTCCGTTGCCTTTCTTGCGGATTTCGTCGCCAAGGCCAACCTGCTCGAAGCGGCCCTTCTGTTTGCCGACAATGTCTTCGAGACCAGATGTATTGCCACGACCAATGTCGCTGATCTTGGTGCGGTTCGCTGGCTTTATCGATGACTTCTGTACAGCCAGAGCAATCGTGTCGGCATCTGCTTCAGCGACGTCAACACCAATGATCTTGCCAAGCTCTGAGCGCTGCTCATCACTGAGCGCAGCAACAAGACGCGACAGGATGTCCCTGCCCTTCTCTACGTTCTGCTCTTTGACAGAGACAAGCGTGCCGGTCCAGCGACCCCATGTCCGCATCAACCAGCGGTCCATTGTTAGCTGGTCAAAGTGTCCGTACAGGTTCGCAAAGAAGCCGTTGCCAATCTTTGGTCCCAGTATCGCAGCGCCAAACACGACTTCCGCCTTGCCTTCACCGCTTACAGGAATGCCGGTCTCGCTCTCGATTTCTTTAACCGTCGCCTTCGTTGTCATGAGGCGCTCAAGATCATCAAACCCAAGCTTCTCCATCATCACGTTGAACAGCTTCATGTGGCCGTTGATCGCGTCAGCGGCTGTACCGATACCAATATCGGTCGGCATCTGCCCCGTTTCTTTGTAGATACGGTAAGCCTTCTCAGCGATCTCAAAGTTCGGATTAACCTTCAATCCGTTCGAAGAAACAGCAAGAGCCCAGATGAAGGCAAACTTAGACTGCCTGTCCGTCGCGATCTCTGGATGCACGAGGCTGAGAACGGCAAGTGCTTTCGAAACCTTTTCGTCGTACCAGCCGATAGCATTAGCGTTCTCTTGAAGGGCGTATTCAGCATCCTTCACCGCCATCTTGGTGAGGTACTTGAACGTGTCCTCTGCATCGTAGTTTTCAGCGTTTATGCCTGACTCGTCCAAGGATGACTTGACACGTTCCTGCATAAACATCTTCAGATCACGACCTTTGCGGAAGGACTTGTTCTGCAGGATGTTGAAGTTGTGCTCGAGAGATGACGTAACCGCTGGGTTCTTGGGTACGCGACCAGAGTACTGCACGCCGTAATCAGATTCTGCAAACGGCGCAGGCTCAGTAAATCCTTGAGATATCTCGCCGGTACGAAAACCTTCAAAGATCTCAGCAACGGAATCAACGCGATTTACGCGGAAGATATTGCGGAAGCCACGAAGCATATCGCTTATGAAGTCGACATAGCGAATGAAGCTAGCCTTCAGACCCTTCATGTCAACGCCGCGATCCTTAGCATCTACCAAAGCGCCAAACGCTACGGCCTGAGCCTCAAAGCCACCAAGCGGGGTGTCACCAAAGTCTTCGATAAGGCTGTCGTATACGCTGCCCTCGCGGTCCGTCTTCAGCGTCTTCAGCTTACGCAGAATGCTGGCGTCCAGATCCTTAATCCGCATGCCATCGTAGAACGATGCATTGATAGTGTCGTAGAGATATGGAGCGTCGACGCGAAGGAAGTCTTGAATGACGTGGAATGCCTCATGTGCCGCATTCTCTCGAGCAACATTCGTGAGGTTCTCGCTAAGAGACAGTGTGATCAGACCACGAAAACCGTTCTGACTTAAGCTGTAGGCGCGATAGGCTCCGCTGGCTTCTGCACCCAGATCAATACCGCTGGCTGCTGCCGCACCGGCATCAGTTGCTGTGATTGATGGAACAAAGAGAACGTCAACCTTTGAATTGCTAGGCAATACACGAGACACGACCTCGCCCATCTGGAACGCATAGTAGAGCTGTGTTGGGTTGTAGTCGTTCTTCTTCAGCAGAGAGCGTAGGCGGTTGGCAACAATCCTGCCTTGACCACCACGAGCAGCAATCTTGTCGAGACGGTCTTGGATAACTGCCTCGTAATCAATCTCAGGCTTTGCTTCAGCTTCAGGAGCTGCCTTAGCATCCTTCGTCAGCGGCGTATCGCGGACAACGTCACTAGCTTTCTTTGCCTTGGGGCGAACAACGTCGCGACGGCCAGAGTATTGAGTACCACCATCACCGCGCTTGGTATTGAGCTGACTGATAAGCTCTGGCCCAATATCCTCAGCCCCCATGTCCTTGTCTTTGGACATGCGCTTGATCTCAGCAAGATCTGCGTCGTCGATCAGACCCTCTTTATGAACCTTATTGGCGTAGCGAACGACGCCATTGCGATCATCGTTAAGGATCTTGTCCTCGATATTCTCGACGTGCTTTTCAACCTTGCGACCAGCATCTTGAGTAGGAGCTTCAGCCTCCGCCTCTTCTTGAGCCGGAGCTGGTGCCTCTTCCTTAGCTTCTGGAGCTGGAGCCTCTTCCTTAGCTGGAGCTGGCAAAGCATTCTGGGTAGGCGCTTGGATCTGGGCGGGTGCGCCGCTGATCTCGTTCGGTGCCTCTACATTGCCCTCGAGATTTATGGGACGCTCTTGCTGCGGATTAACCTGTGCATTCTGTGCTTGCTGCTCCACCGGCATTTGATCGGTGTTGGCTTCAAAGCCCGTCATGCGGGTAGGCGAGATCGTGGCAGGTAGTCCGCTTTCGGTCGGTACTAAAGCTCGCGTGCTGGTGCGATCCACTGACTGACGTGGGTTCAGGTCGGTACCCGTCCCCTTACGTGGTTTACGCACGTCGCCAGCAAGCTCCTGCGTCATGCGTGCTGTGCCACGAACGACACGATCAAACATTGCAGTTGGGTCTACGTCCTCTGAGATGATCACGGGTGCGCCGTTACCATCTAATTCTGTAGGCGACTCGTATTGAATGCGGACCTTGCCGCCTTCTGCGCCGACAATCGTTGCAGCAATGCCGCCAAGATCTTCGCCATAGACTGCTGGGTTGAGGAAGAACTGGGCCTCTGGCTCTGGAGCACCGGCACGCAGATCTTCGCGCTGTGTGAGCTCGCCTGTGGCTGTGTCAAACCGGCGTTGACGCACGTCTGCCAAGCGGAAAGCTTGCTGTGCTTCGCGCTCACGCTGAGCTTCGTTTGTGACGTCCTCTTGCGACATGATGACGCTGCCTTCGCCGCCACGTTCTGGACGTGCGAATAGAGTGCCGGTCTGTGCGGTCGGCTGGTAATTGCTGACGGCGTTACGCAAGCCGCTGACGAACTGCTTGCCAGTCGACTCTAGCGACTGAGCTATGGCTGAAAGAGTTGGGCTCTCAGCAATGATTTCAGGACTGATCTTTGAAAGCTCGTCGGCAATCATCTGCTTAGAATTACTTACGGAATTTGTACCGCCAAACATTCCAGAGATACGGCGAACGGCTTCAGGTTCGACTCGAGCTACCTCTTCCTGATTAAGGATGCGAGCAACCTGCTGGACCTTCGCCACGTCGCTCACTGGTTGCGACATGATGTCGGCAATGCGTGGGTTCGACTCGTTGTTACGAGCAATATCAAGGATCTGCGCAGGCGTGTAATTCATACCGCCAGCAGAGATGTTGCCAAGGCCGCGAAGCGCTACAGCATTCTGGTCTTCAAGTAGACCGCCACCCTCGCGAACAGGGTTAGCTTCGCCTCGAGCAGCAAGTGCTGTGGCAAGCTCTTCATCTTCCATTGGACTTGGCTGATTATCTTCGACATTTCCTGTAAGTCGATTAACAGCGCTGCTACCAGCACCAATGCCGCCACCCATTAGTCCGCCAACGATTGCGCCTTCGCCAGCCGCTTTAGCTACACCTTCAAATGTACCGACATCAGATCCAACCTTCTGCAGTGCCACGTTACCTATGAGTTGCTCAAAGCCTGACTGTGGAGCTTCCTGCGCAGCCTCTGCTGCGGTACCAATGCCCAGTTCTTTGAGTGTTCCACGCGATGCCCCGCCACTCAGGATTCGTGCTTCAAACACCGAAGCCGGAATTGACATCAGAGCGGTCGTTGCTCCAGTGCTTAGCGCAGCCGCACGACCAACTTGATTTGCCGCAGCAATTTTGGCGGCTTCAAAATCCCCGTTGTTTTCGGCGATAAGCTTTTTACCAAAAGAGCTTTGAGCAAATGCTTCTGGATTACTCTCGATCTGTTCAAGAGCCTGCGCGGTAACGTCAGAACCTGCGCTAAGTCCTGCTTGTGTACCCTCGACGCCCATACCAGCAACCGTCATGATTGCTCGTTGACCAACAACTTTCGCTGCCTCTCGACCGCCCATTGCTGCTGTTGCGCCAAACAACTGTGCCAAGCGCGGAGTTTGCGAAATGATCTTTGCGCCGATTGCAGCGACAGCCGCTTCTGGAGCCAAGGCACCTACTGCTGCAGTTGCAATAGCCCCGCCTATAAGTTCTGGAGTTGATTCTGCTACACCAAGCATGGCGGCATAGGCACGCTGACCAAGACCCATGTCTTCGCCAAGCACGCCTTTTTCACGAGCCTCGCGACCGTAGTCGGTCATTTCTGCATTAGCTATTTTCTGGGTACGGCGAGCTTGATTCTGGAGCCTTGCGTTTCCAGTGGCGTAACCAATGCCCTTGTCAATGTTTGCCATACCGGATGACATGGCGCTGCCAATGTCGCCAAGCGCACCTTGATTCTGACCGCCAGCAGCTTTTGCAAGAAGCCGATCCCTATTCAGCCCCAAGATACGCAACTGTCCGTCGCGTGTGCCTTGGATGCCAGTCTGCTTAGTTACCCGTAGACCATCTTGATCTTTTGGAAGAGACTTAAGTAAGTTGATCTTCTGGTCAATTTGCGCAACTTCTTGGCTGACAAGATTAGAAAGATCGTTGTTACCGGTTCTGCGTTGCGTTGGTGTGGCTTCAATTTGCGTGCGTGCGCTGCTCTGTGATGCAGGCCTTGCTTGTCCAGACCGAACTTCCGATAGAAGACGATCCATCGCGGACATATTATTATTACCAGCCATTTAATATCCCAAAGCCAAAAAGAATGAGAGCAGTACTACCTGCCAATCGCCTGCAGTACCTTGTTTGGATCGTATCCGCCAGATGAAGAAATGCCAGCGCCCTTCAATATGGATGCGTAGTATTTTGGGTCTCTAGCAGCTCTCTCGAGCACAGAGTTAATGCCTTTAACAATAGCGTCTGGATTACCACGCACTGTACTAGATGCCCTTGATTCCACGTTGTCGTATGCGCGTGTGGTGTTCGATTGAACAAACTCACGACCAACTTTTTGCATGCGCGGAAATATGATGCTGCCAATCGTGTTGCTGTCGTTGTTTTGCAGAAGCGTTACTTCCCTCTGCAACTCAGCCATGTAAGCCTGCGGGTCTTTTACTTTAATTGTGCGGTCTTTAAGACCTTTGATAGCTGACTCACGGCGGCTAATTTCAAAGCTCACCATATCTTTATATATGTCGGGTTCTGAGGAACGAAATGCGCTGACCAAAGATGAACGTGCCTGTGGATCATTTGTGATCTTTTGCATTGTGTTGGCAAAGACTGCGGTCTTATCAAACAGACGTGCTGCATCCATGTTGCCGACACGCCTTTCAAGCTTGCCAGTCTTTGGATTAACCCCGACAAAGTCCATATCCAGCTTGCCCTTGATCTTTGACGGGCGAATGTCCGCGATAGACACTGACCCGCGACGAAATCCAAGGCCGTCTGCAGTCTTTCCAAGATCGATGGCCGCTACGTTAAGTACGGCACGCTTCTGCTTTGGATCTCTTAACCATGCCCCAGTTGGATCTTGCATTGCAGCAAGAAGCGCAGGAGCTCCAGCGGCAGCTCCAGCCATGCGAAGCACTGCAGATCCTGTCTTTGGATTGTTGGCAATGGCGTTGAAGTCACTGGTCTGTACAGCACTCACCAGCATGCGAAAAGCATTACGGCTATCGCGATCTTCTTGTTCAGCCCTAGCCTGCTGGCGAGCAAGGTTTATGCGCTCACGATCTAAACCAACCTGCGCCCATCCCCTAGCAGAAGTATCCTTGCTCGACCGAATGTTTTCCGCCTGTATCTTTGGATACCATTCGTTCTGCTGCTTCTGGCCTTCGTTGTTGAGCTTGAACCCCTCTAACTGAGTCTCCTCAATCTCTTCCTTTTTTGGCCGTCGACCAATTTGGTATTTGTTTTCTTCAAGAAGAATTTCTTGATTTTGGACAGCACGCGTCTCAGCGCCTTGAGCTCGCGCCTCTGCACTTAAAGCTAGCTTGCGGTTGAATGTAGTCTCCTCATCCAGACGCGCTTCATCGCGATAGGACTTCATGATCCCAAGGCCTTGACCAAGGGCGTTAGAGAATGACTGTGCTGGATCTGCTGCCATAACTAAAAGCCTTAAAAGATATCGAACATGGAGTCGAGAAGAAGTGCAGCGCCTGCACCAATTAGTAGAGGCGTTGCGATTGCGCCGATAGTAGCCATAGCGCCGGTCGCTGCTGTTCCACCTGCCGCTGCTCCACCTGCCGCTGCGGTAGTTGCAGCCGTAGTACCCGCCGCCGTTGTTCCTGCCGCACCCAGTGTCGTCATCCCTGCCGTTGTTCCCGCTCCGGCTCCCAACGCAGTGCTTGTGCCAACTGCTCCGCCTGTAGAGACGAGCGCTCCAGATGGTAATGCTGCTGGTATCGCTGTTGTTACAGCAGCCGGTGCAGCGGCAGCAGCAGGGGCGGCGACGGTTGCTGCCGTAGTACCTGCCTTTGCTGCAGCTTGCGCCGCCATGTAGTTGTTCACACCAATGGAACCACCAAGACCGGCACCTGTAGCAACCATGCTTGAGCGCTGTGCAGAACGAGCCGCATCAAGCTGTTGCTGTGCAGCGTTGCGGTTTGCTTCGAGGCCTGCGCCTTGCTGGAAACCAACAGACGCCTGCCCAAGAGTGTTACGGCCTACGCCAATAAGACCAGCCATTATTGACCTCCTGCTGCGGTTTGCCCTGAACCAGACATGAGTGAAAGAGCACGCTCTTCATCTGCCATACGGGCTTGGTTCATTGCGGCCACTCGACCGCCAGTAATATCGTTCGAGTTTGCGATAGATGGTCCGCTGTATTGAAGTCCGTATCGACCCATTGAGCGTTGCTGCTGGCCCTGCATGTTTGCGCCTGCATTGATCACCGATTGGTTTGCTCTAGCAACATCGAGACCAAGATCTCTGGTGTTGCGACCATCAATTTGGCCGACAAGATAGTCTTCTACGGGAGCAAATCGGTTCAGGTAATCCTGATACTGAGCTCGCGTAACGGCAGCGCTTAGGTTTGAAGCACCCTCTTTCTTGTCCATTAAATAGTTGGATGGATCGATGTTCCCGTATGCGCTGCTTGTTGGATTGTAATTTATGTTACCTCCATACAAGCCACTACCTGCACCGGTAGTGATTGTGTTTGGATTAGCCGCAGTAAAATTAGTGATTGGATAAGTAAACTCTGTTCCCAAGCCAAGCGGTAGCCTGCGCTGGGTGAACCCATTATTTGATGGTTGAGTGGCGGGTGCGGTGCTCATCTCAACTGGAACAGTATTCGACGCTGCCGCAGTAGTGCTTGCTTGCATTGGAGAAAACGACTCATACGTTTGCCGCATAGCTGGTGTGATGTCTGCATCACCGCCCATTACAAATGCAAGGTTGTCAAAAAAGCTCATCTGTTATCCACCCGTTGTATTAGTGGTGCCGCTGAATGTCGGCGAAGTAGACCGTGGCCTCTGGAGCCTGCTGTCTATAGCAGGCGCAGCAGCGTAGCCAAGGCCAGACGCCACACCAGATCTGATTGCACTACTCCTTTCAAATGCAGACTCCGCCGCTGCTGTTGCCCTTTCACCAGACTGACGAGCAAGACCAGCCATGCCTTCAATCGCGTCAGCCGACTGTCCTTGTCCAATCGCCATCACGCCACGCAGGCCTTGATAGAAGCGATCTGTGTTGGCGACCTTTGCACCAGATACACCAAGACCCTGCCCAACTGCTTGAGCACGCCGTAGAGCTGCACTGTTTTCTTGGAATGCACCAGATGATGGGTCAACGCCCTGCTGGAACATCTGATCGGTAAGTTTGTCCTGACCTGTCTGGAACTCTTTCTGGAACTGCGCAGCAGCAATGCCGCCAGCGGTCTCATAGTTTGACTGATTGCGAACATCAAAGACCTGTTGAATATACTGGTCCTCGAGCGGAGCAAAGACTTCCCTATACCGATTGAACCGCTGTGCAGCGATTTCAGCGAGAGCTCTTTCTTGCTCTGTCTCGTCTACTTTGGAACCTTTACCCATTACAGTTTCTTCCTATACGTCGTGCAGACATTTTGGTAACCATGTTTTTCGGCTACTCTCTTGAATCCCGCACGCGGGGAAGAGAACTCGATATAACCTGATTCCGCAGCTTTTGCTAGCTCTTCTAGCTCTTGCTGGTGCAGGTCTATCGCATTGCCCGTTTTACTGTACGCAACGTCAACAACAAGTACGGTACGGTCCAGATACGGGTGTTTGTATTGGCTCAATACAACAAAACTCTCACTATCAAAAGAATGCATAAACAAAAATGCCTTCCCTGCCAAGAGCGCGTTATAGATATCTTCCGGCGTCCACTCAGCGTCCGTCTTTTCAGCCACCTCAAGTAGCGCAGAAAGAACGAATTCGCGGCATTCGCGGACATCAATGCTGCTCATCATAGGTAAGTCACATCCACAATTAATGCTTGGCCGTTATTATCGATGGCGGCGTTGTTATCTCGAGACGCAAGTGACCGTTGATCAACTGTCAACGTCACAGATCCGGTGTTGTTCTTTACGTATACCGATGACGTGGGTATTTCGTACAGGGCTTCGCCACGGTTATTGACGCCCAAAAACACAGACGCATCTTCCCATCCAAGTTGAGCAGATGGGATGACTGCGTAGTTTCTGCTCGCGCTTAACCCTATGGTTCCTCCGCCATATCCACGGGTGATATTGATCAGCTCTCTAATTGCCATTGGTTTTGTGCTGAGGCTGAAGGCAATTGCACCGGTTGGCGTGTAGATATCGAAGCCAGCGCCGTTGCTTTGACCCTGAACAGCAGGCTCAAACCGATACCAGTTAATAACCGTGCCAATAGGGCCAAGCACCCACAGTCGGTAGTTGCGAGTAGATCCGCCTACCGGCAACCATTGGCGGCGCACATGCACACCGGCTGTGTCACAGCGGAATGCGTAGAGAGAATAAGCATCGACGGTAAACGATGCCACCACGGTGCTGCCGTATATAACTCCTTGGGCGATTATGTTGCTACTCGTTGTAACAGTCCCAGAGCTGGTGCAGTTGTAGTGAATTCCTTCGCCGTCAATTTGTATTGCGCCAGAATTGTTATAGATCGTCATCCCTGCTGGCATCAGCGCACTCCGTAGATAAGTGTTCCGGATACAGGAACTGATGACCAGCTCATGGTCGATCCACTAAATGTCACAGATGGCATTGTAGTAGGGCCAGTAACAGCCTCCTCTGTCGACGGCACCCACACAAAAAAAGGTGTTCCGCTTTGCAGTAGGCTGTTTGTTGTAGAGCCAGCGGTATTTATAGTAACGGCTGCAGATCCAGCCAAGCGTCCTAGCCAGTCTCCAAGATCCACCAGCAAGCGTCCCTGATCATCCCAAATCTGCAGACCTTGCGGCATTACCAGACACCCATTCGCACACGCATCGTGCCAGCAGAGTCATAGACCCTGATCTGGTTACTCTCAATCTCCAGCCTTGCACCGGTTGTTGCGGTACGAAGCAGGCCTATGTTCGCTGTGATGGCGGACAGACTGTTTGCTACAATCTTGTCTGCGTTAAGGCTAACGATCTTTGCAGACTCAATTGTGGCATCGCCGATCTTGGCATTCGTGATCGAGCCGTTTTGAATCGTTGCAGAGTCTATGTAGACGCCAGCAGGAACACTGACGCCATTCACTATTGTCGTTGTTGTTGTAACGATGAACGGCGTCTTTGGTGGAATGCTTGGTCCACTTGGGCTGGAGATAGAAAAGCGATCTGCGCGGACAATGAAACTTGAAAATGGCGTTGCATTGTTTGCCGTCGATGCAAGACCAAAACCTGAGACGTATCCGTTGGTGTCTATCTTTACTGTGTACTGAGCATTGAGTCCGTTAGTCGTTGAAGTCAGCGTCTGAATTGAAGTTGTGTTACCACTGACCGTTGAGGTAAGTTGGCTGATTGACGTCGCTTGATTAGCGGTCGTCGTATTTAAGTTGGTAATGCTAGTTTCAGCAGAACCAACGCGTGTGTTTAATGAACTGAGTGACGTTGCCTGATTAGCGGTTGTCGTATTTAAGTTGATAATGCTGCTTTCAGCAGAACCAACACGCGTATTCAATGAACTTATCGTTATTGCCTGAGCAGATGTTGTTGACTGAAGGTTCGTAATGTTGCTTTCAGCGATTCCAGTACGCGTGCCAAGCGCAGTGATCTGCGTAGCCTGCGATGAGTTCACATCCTGAACACTTATAATGGCAGAGCCATTTGCGGTTATCTGTGACTGCAAGTCTGTCTGCACTGCGTTAAGTCGTGCGTTTACGCTTCCTGTTAGCGTGCTCGCCCCATCAATCAGATTAATGCGAGTGCCAAGCGTTGAATAAAGCTGCGACTCCGTAATGGAATTAGTCAGCGCGTCCAGAATGAACTGCGTATTTGGCAGCGTTACTCCCATCACTCCAGCAGATTGGCTTGTGGCAGACTCGATTCCGTTGTCGTTTACGTTCGAAACCCAGTAGTAGTACGTCTTATTAGATCCAACTAAGTCCGCATAAATGCGACCCTCGATGTTTGCCAACACCTCTGCATCAGCAAAGACGCTTGTGTTTGAGCGATAGATGCGAGTGTTGCTGTGACCTACGTAGTCTACGTAGTCCCATGAAATTACGATGTTTTCAAACGCGCCATCAGCCTGCAGGTTGGTTGGTATTGTAGGGGCTTGCACTTGGCCTGTAGTAGTACTGGTTCCGACATTGATTCCATTGCGATCAAAGAAGCCAGCGCTGCGCATGTCTGCAACGGTGACAGCATTATCCTCAACGCTCTCAACCCTCTGGCGGACAGCCTCAAGAAAACGCCTAGTCTCCGGATCTCCTTTAATGGGAGTCTTAGGTAAACTCACTGGAATTCCTCCGGCGACTCCGCAATAAGAACTTGGTTCACATCATTGGAACCAGTGATGCGGAACTGAAATTCTTTTGAAAGGTAGCCAGATGGCAGGCGGAACAACGATCCACTTGTTACGGACTGCGTGTGCTTCAATACACCGTCTGCGTATAAATCAAACGTGATGGGATAAGCCTCTGCATCGACAATGGCACATGATGGGTTGATTGGTTTTTCCATCCGCACTTCTTTTGACTGCCATATATATGGCGAAGCAGTACCCCCATCGAACTTGCGAACGGTACTTACACCTGCAGTTTCGATAACTAGATACAGAGCATCGTCGGCGGGATCGTTATAACCGGCCTTGGCGTAGTAATTGAGGGTGGAGATCTGCGGGTACTCACCGCGACCGTCAAAGACGTAGCCACCGCTCTGAGCCCCGTTCAGCCAAAAGAAAATGTACCGACCTTCGTAGTGATAGCCGTGAATGCTCGACGGGTTCAGGGCCTGCCACTGGTCGCGTGTGAAGACACCTTCAGTGATTAGGTTAACGCCGTTCTCTCCCGCCGCCACAAGCCCGTCAGGAGAGGCGTACAGAGCAACCTCACCCATATCGGCTATAGACCTACCAGACACGCACGCTTGGTTGTTGTCGATCTCTGTAGCCGTCATTGCAGCCGGTGATGATCCAGTCATCAAAACAGGCTTGCCCGTCGTCATAACCATCAAGCCAATGCTTATGCTGGCAAGACCAACTACTCGAGACTTGGTAGTCAATGAGTAAGATTTAGGGAACGCGTGCGGAAGGTATGCTTCCGAGAAAAATACGGACCGTCCAGAGAAGCCTGCAAGAATGCCATTTGGCATCGACGTCAGCCCAAGCATGGGGCCATCGGGGTGGTTACCAGTGTTTTCGTCAGGCGGAGGATTCCAATTGGTTGATGGAATTATTTCTCCCAGATCTTCGTCTAGGATTGCGTCTGTAGTCGACGTGGCGCTGTACGCCATATCCTTAACGAACTGGAACTCACCATTGATGTTGGTGCGATATATGCGGCGCAGCGCTGGCCTCGAGACGGTGTTGAAGATGTGAGCTGGAACAGCTCCCGTCATCGTTATCGTTACAGTCTCACCAGTCTTTACATCAATGATCCCAGATGCAGGAGATGGGGCAGACTCTTCGCCAAGCCCCGACACCCACGTATATACATAGGATCGAGAAAGCGGCGTGACGGTGGTGCTAGTGACCGGCGTTGTAACTACAGCCGTTGGAGCGTCCGTAGGCGCAGGGACGCCAAGTTTGCGAGTTACTGAAGGCTCGTATGTAGGCGCAACAGATCCAGTAACCTCTGTGCCAATCGCCATTCGGGGGTACTGCTGACCAGTCCAGTAAAGACGGTCGTATGGATCTTCCGCAATCGGAGATGAAACAGCGTGGACGTCTGTGGTCCACACAAGCCAGTAGGAATTGTTCTGCCGGTCACGATGCTTGTAGATCGTGCGAGTGTTGTTTGGAACAACAAAGGCGACGTTGTTGTGGTCAAGTCCAGCAATAGGAGCTCGCCAAGCAGATAGACGGCCAGAATCAAAGCGTGCGTTCTCAGCAATGGTCGCCGCTGTATCCGGCAAAAGGCGCGAAGAAACTTGGGGTAACACACCACCAAATGTCTGCAGTTTGATACTAGCCATCTGTAAGCCTATCTGCTTACCTCCTCACCTCCGTACATGGAGAGGCGTTAAATTAGAATTTATGCTTCATCGCCTATGGGGGGCTAAAAAGCAAGTTAGATCACTTCTCTACTTCAGTGATATCAGTGACCTGTTCCCATGCTAAGGTGTCTTCATCCCAACGATACATTACTGGGCCTTCTGGCCTTGGCGTTGGTGCGTCCCACAAACAAGTGTCGTCATTCAGCGTCCATGATGGAAATGGCTGTGGCGGAATGAAGGCATCGCGCTCTGCGTCATAGGCAAAGCCAATACCAGCATAGTTTTTACGCAATGGACGGCCTTCGGGATGCTGACCGCCATAAGTGTTGTATGATGTCTGCACCCATAGTGATGGATCACCAAACAAGCCCGTGTCGATAACGTCCTGCTCAATAACCAGAACCTCTGTAACAATGCCGTCTTCTACTTTTGCAAAATGGCTCATGCTGTGTAACTCCCAGATGAATTGAATTGAAGAATTGTGTTGGAGCCTGATGTTGTGACAACAGGCGAACCAGTAGTAATACCAGTGTATCGTGCAGTTGGTATGGATAAGATAACAACGCCAGCTTGACCTGAAAAGCCTGTATTTGGGCCACCTGTTCCGCCATCAGCACCTGCATATGCGTCATAAACAGTCATTAAGCTGTAGTCGTATTCTCCGCTGTATTGGTTATAGTAAACATCTATTGAAAACCCAGCAGCGCCGCCAGCACCTGCGCCATACGTTTTTGTTGTTCCAGTTATGGCAGAATTAAATCCTATGCCTCCTGTGCCGCTATAGGAAGGGTTGAAAAAAGAACCACTACCCATTTGACCATTACCCCTAGAGCCAGCCTGTCCGCCTAATGCGTAAACTTGCGCTTGGTAGTTTTGACCTGAACCCTGCCCTTCAATATAAAACACACCACCGTCAGAAAAAGCAGTAAACCCAGAAGATGTGCCGCCAAATGTGCTTACATTTCCACCAGCAGCGCCAACCGCAACGCTGTAAGTTGTGCTTGGCGATAAAGTTGGAGAACCAGTTACAACACCGCCACCATCATTATTCTGACCCGAACCCACAATAAGGGTTGAAACAGCATAAGGCGCAGCACCTCCACCACCAACCAATGCACATAGAATACCAGTCATTAACTGACCCCTGCGCCAGAAATGAACCAGCGGTTTGTGCCAACCTTAATGATTGTGGCCACGCTGCCGATAGCCAGTGTGCGGTTGCCTGTTGTAGCAGCGCCTGTTCCCGCAAGAATTAAAGTGACGCCCGATGCTGGGGCCAGTGTCTTAATTGCGTCTTCATTGATAATCGTGATTGCTGCCCCTATGGGAAACGCCGTTGTAGCATTCGCAGGTATGGTAATAGTAAAAGCGCCAGCGGTTGTATAAACATGGTCGCCTATGTCATCCAGCGTCAGCGTGTAAGCTGATAGCTGTTGGTTTTGCGGCAATCCGCGATAACCAATGCTGTTGGCAGCAATAGTTCCACTGGCAGCAACAGCAACATCTTGTTTGATCGATGTAATGTCAGTGTTCGCGCCAGATGCCGCTGCGCCCAAAGTAGTTCTAGCATTTGCCGCCGTGGTTGCTCCAGTGCCACCGCTGGCGATTGGTGTGACGTTGCCACCAGCCCAAACAGTGCCACTCCATACCCATGAACCACCATTGGCGGTATAGACTTGGCCTACAGTCGGGCTCGTAGGGAAATCAAGTGCTGCCATTGCTAATTCCTATGCGAATGTAATCGTGCCAGATGAGTTGAATTGGTAAATGGTATAGCCATTAGCCGTTGTTATCGTTGGCGAACCAGTTGTCGATGCTGCGGCGGTTGGACAGGCAATAATAACTACGCCAGAACCACCAGCAGCACCTGCATATGTGCCTCCCCATTGAGTTGATGCGCCACCACCGCCACCGCCGCCTGTGTTATTAGTTCCAGCAACAGGAGGGGAAGCACTGCCAGCCCCAGCGCCACCACCACCTGCGCCACCTGCATTCGCAGTAGCACCGAAAGCCCCACCGCCGCCACCGCCAGCCCGTGTTACTGAAGTGCCTGTGATTGATGAAGCAGCACCAGCGCCGCCTATAAATCCTGAACCAGTAGCACCCGCCCCGCCGCCGCCGCCGCCGCCTGTGCTACTACCATTATTACCTTGTCCAGCAGTTCCAGAACCTGCGATGGAGCCATTTTGCCCTGCGCCACCGCCCGAACCGCCTGATTTAGCGTTAGGGCTTCCAGCAATGCCGCTATAACCACCACCACCACCGCCGCCTACAGCGGTAGTTGCTCCAGTAAGCGTGGAATTAGTGCCGCTATTGCCTGACTCCCAAGTTGTTCCTGTGGATGCTCCGCCAGCCCCTACAGAAACTGTTAATGTTGACGCAGCATAAGCAAATGAACCAGAAACATAACCACCTGCGCCACCACCGCCGCCAGCATATGAACCACCGCTGCCACCACCCGCCACGACAACGTAATCAATGGAAACTGGCGAAATTACGCCAAAAGTTGTGTTCCAAGTATTAGTGCCTGTTTTTAGCAACTGCAATGAAACGCCAGCGTTCAAAACTGATGTGTTCCCCATCGACGTTTTGCTGCCATTGTTCAAAAGCGAAACACCTGAAGCAGAAAGAAATATCAAAGAAGAACCCATATTTACAATGGTGATCACCGATCCAATTGGAAACGCTACTGATGCGTTTGTCGGTATGGTTATTGTCTGTAAGCTAGTGTTTGCAGAATAAATGTGCTTGCCAGCATCAGCCAAAACAAGCGTGTAGTCGCCGCTTTGGACGTTCTGTTGATAGCTTAATGCCCCAGCCTCACCTTGTGGGCCTTGTGGCCCTTGCGCTCCTGTCAGCCCCGCTGGGCCTGTCGCGCCAGTTTCGCCCATGCTAAACGACACCCACTGCGCCGTGTTGCCATCATCGTAATAAATATATGGAATGCCAGTGTCGCTATTCCACCAAACTTTCCCCGCTGTTGGAGATGATGGTGGCGTTTGGCTGATAGTAACGCCACCACCTAAAGCAGGGCTTGACACCCAACCGGTGCCATCGCTGGTCAGGACGTTACCAGCAGCGCCAGCCGACGTTAAGCCAGTGCCACCCTTGTTTGCAGGTAACGTGCCTGTTGCCGTGGATACGTTTACAGGTGGAAGGATGCTTGAAAGGGTTGTCATGCCGTGTAGCTTCCTGATGAATTGAATTGCAGAATTGTGTTCGATCCGCTGGTTGTCACTGTTGGCGAACCTGTGGTGATGCCGCTGTAATCTATCGTGGGGATTGATAGGATGACAACACCTGAACCACCTGCGCCGCCTGTGCGGAATGTGCCGCTGTCGCCCGTGCCAGCGCCACCGCCGCCACCTCCTCTGTTCGCGGTTCCTGCGCTACCGTTAGCATCTGCGCCGCCGTTTCCGCCACCACCTGTGCCACCAGTTCCAGCCGTTCCAGCGGTGCGCTTGCCGCCGCCACCACCACCAGCATAAGTTACCGATGAACCAGTTATGGAGTTTGCCGCACCAGCGCCGCCATTGCCACCAGCAAGGCCAGCGTTGACACCGCTTGTGCTTGCACCGCCGCCGCCGCCGCCACACTGCGCGTTCGCGTCAGATGTGCTGTTTTGTCCAGTGCCGCCAGCATTGCCTTGCCCCGATGTGCCAGATCCTCCAGCAGTTGTTCCAGCAGCGAATGAGCCAGAGCCACCACCACCAGATGCACCAGCGACACCCGCGCCATTGCTTACACCACTGCCGCCGCCACCGCCGCTTGCCGTTATGCTTAGTGCAGATGAAGCGGAACCAGAGTTGCCGTTGCCATTACCTGATTGCGTAGCGCCGCCAGCGCCAACCGTAATTGTGTAGGTTGTTCCAATCGCCAAAGTTGAAGTGCCTGACAGCAATCCACCTGCACCACCGCCACCAGTTCCCATGTTGGTGTTATTTGAGCCACCAGAACCACCGCCGCCGACAATCAGGTATGAGGCAGTTGCTGACGTTATGGTTGTCCCGACAAGTATGTTCCATGCGTTCGTGGCAGTTTTTACTATCTGCATTGGGACGCCTGAAGCTATCCGTGGGTTGGATAGCGAAGTGAGGCTACCGATGGGAAAAATTGAAACGCCAGTGTTGCTTAATGTGATGGTGCCTGAACCCATGTTGAAGAACGTGATTATCGTTCCAATAGGGAAAGCAACCGACGCATTGGTCGGGATAGTAATTGTTTGCGGCGCACTGTTCGTGGAATAAATCTGTTTGCCAGCATCGCTTAAAACTAAAGTGTAGTTGCCGCTTTGTATGTTCTGCGGGTAAGCAACTGCTCCTGATGGCGCTGCACTTGATACCCAAGTCGTGCCATTGCTTGTCAAGACGTTGCCTGAAGTGCTTGGCGCTACAGTTTGCACCGCACTTGTGCCGTTGCCAAGCACCACTGCGTTTGCCGCCAACGATGTCGCGCCTGTACCGCCGCCAGATACAGGCAGGGTTTCAGCAGTGCCGCCGCCTGCGCCACCAGCTTGTGCAAATACATCCCAAGTCGTGCCGTTGTAAATAAACTGAACGCTGACGCCAGAGATGTCGCAGATCAGGTTGTTTGCATCACCCTCAATGGTCGATCCGTTGCGTCCAACAATCAAGTTGTTTGTGGCCCATGAATTTGCGCTATCGACAACGACAACCTGCGCTCCAGCAGCAGGGGAAGCAGGAAGCGTAACAGTAAAGGCCCCACCGCTTGTATCTGTCTGAACACCCGTGTTGACCAAAGCGGTGAAGTTGGCTGTTTTGACTGTAGTATAGGTTAAGCCGCCAGATGCAGGTAATGACGAAACCCATGCAGTGCCGTCGCTTGTCAAAACATTTCCGGCAGCACCAACCGCAGTGATGCCAGTGCCACCCTTGGTAGCAGGAAGCGTCCCGTTGACGCCATCGGTAAGCGATACTGTGTTCTTTTCCCAAAGACCCGTCGTGCTGTTGAATACGATAGTTTGCCCGTTGCTTGGCGACACTGCCGCAACGTCGTGCAGTTCATCCAGTTCGTATCCGTTCTGGACGGTGACGAACAAGCGGCCAGCAGTGGCATGGCTTTTAATGCAACGCGCAACATAGACCATATGGATAGGAGCAACAGGCTTGGTTGCAGTCAATCCGCCAGCCGTTGTGCCAGATAGGTAAAGCTGTGCGCCAGCAGTGAATGCGGATGTGTTGATGTTCTCAATGATGCCAAGGCTGGTTACCCATCCTTCTGCGCCGTTAGCAATGGCTTCCGCAACAATGCCAAGCGTCCGCGCAGATGTTGCGTCACCCGTTGCAAGCGCCAAAGCAACTGTAGGACGTTGCCCCTGCGCTCCATTGCTGTAAACGACCTGTCCTTTGCTCAATGCTGCGCCAGTGCCGTTATAGACAAGCACCTGTTGTGATTGCCCTACTTCTTGAACAACATTGCCGCCCTTAAGCGTGTAGGACAGGCCACCTTCGCCATCGTTGAAATAAAGGCGTCCAGTAGCAGGGGTGACAGTTGCCGTTGTGTCAAACTGCACAAAGTCAGGCGATGATATGCCGCCCGTGATGCCCGTCATGGATGTAATGTCAGAGTTAGCACCAGATGCTGCTGGCGTGTAGCCTAGAGCCGTTGTAATCTGACCCGACGTGATGCCGGTGAGGTATCCTGCAGATGCGTGGTTACCCCAGCCAAACGCCGTGTTCCAGTTACTGATGTTTGTCGTCGTGATTGCCTTGACGTGCGACGGTACAGTTGGATCTGCTTCGGTAAAGCTTGTTAGGTAACCGACACTCGCATGGTTTCCCCAACTAAATGCAGCGTCCCAATTACTGATGTTTGTCGTCGTAATCGATTTGACGTGCGATGGTACAGTCGGATCAGCTTCGGTGAAACTGGTTAGATAGCCGCTGTCATTAGCAAACGATGAGACGTTTGTCGGCCTACCAGAAAGATCGGCATACGCACCAGAGGTTGCGACAGCCGCTAGAGACGAGGCATTAACCTTCGTCCCCAGCTCAGTATTCAAATTTATGAAGTTGGCATCAACTTCATTGTTGGTAAGGGGCGAGCCTTTTCCGGACCGCGTAACAATAGTTGCCATCTTAGACTCGCCTCAGAGGAATTACGCAGCGCCGATAGTGACGGTCCAAGTGATCGACATCGTATCAGTTGCCTCCTTATTAACGACACCAAAGACGGTGCGGCAAAGCATCGTCCCGTTAGAGGCAGCGTTAAACAAGCCTGCTTCAGTTACCGCACCAGTGCCTACACCAGCACCAAACGTAGCGACATACGCAACAGAGTTGTTGGTTACAGTGGTCGACACCAGAGCGACACGACCAAGCTCAGTGCCAAGTGCTGTGTTCCCACTTGCTGCAGCAGCAGTGCCTGAGCCAACGGCCATGTGTGACATAGCGGTAGCGGTTGCATCTTTGATGCGGCTGGCGATGAAGTTCAGACCAACGCTGACAACGAGGTTGTCTACAGTCTGCTCTTCCTTGATCACGCCATCAGTGCCGATGACTTGGATATTCAGTCGGCCAGTGGCCTTGATCATTTCGTTCGTATTCATGTTAACCCTCAGAATGTTCGTATAGCGCCCACGTAATCCTCCATGAAGTAACTTATATCGCAGTACCCTTGGCTCTTAACAAAGCCTGAGTCCGATGTCACCGCCTGATCTTCACGCGATTTGTCGAAAGCCTTTGCCGACACCTCTGAGGTATACGCCGTATCGCTATACACTCTTGAGAAGGTAGAGACAATCGCGATGATGTCTTGAGCTAATACTGCGTCAGATCTCGACTTGAAGAACTGAATTGTCTGGTCGTCACCCGCCGAAGCGCCGTTAACGTCATCAGTTGCATAAGCAATATCTGATAGAACTTTATTCACGTTCAGCAGGCGAGTATCCAATGACTGCACGCTATCTACTGCGTCTTTACCAAACGACTTCGATGAAGCGTCAGCGACAACTGGTGCATCAGACAGCGCCCGTACAAAGCTCGTTGTCTTTGAAAGAATGTCTGTTGTAGCCACTGATTCGGTGGACACTTTCCCAATCGATTTGATTGAGATCTCCGACGCCGACAACATGTCGTTGGGATTCTTGCCAGACGACTTACTTAAAAGATCTGACCCAGTCACAATCTCAGTTAAGGCCTTGCCTGTACTTCGAGATATAACTTCGCTTGCTACAGCGGCATCACTTCTTGAGCGGCCAAGTGACTTGGATTGAGTATCAGTTGTGGTGGCGTTGTCCGACAATCCCTTGCCAAAAGCACGACGAATCTGATCTGTAATACCCGCTGCATCCGCAAGCTCGCGGAAGATTAAAAATATGCCAAGAGCAGTTGTAATGACTGGACGGATCGAGGCCGTGCTAGCGAATAGGCGTACATAAGCCCTCTGCGCAGCGAGCGCGACGTACTTACTTGCGGATGATAGGAACCTATAGCTCGTCTGCGCATCAAGCTCTACGTAACCTGTAGATGCCGACAGCTCTGTGTACTCGAGCGGAGCAACCTCTAACTTTCTGACGTCCGTCGAGGCATCCATAGGGCCTTCGCCAGTACCACCAGTTTCGATACCGGCTATTGCCATTGGCGGCTCCTTAAGCGAACTGCTCGCGAATCTGGAGCTTGATCAAGTCGTATACTGTCTGCTTTCCACCGCCAGCTTCTGTGTATTCAATCTCACCCTCGAAAACACCAGAAGTGTCTAGCGTGGTCGCGTCAAACACGAATACAACTTCACCGCCAACGGCGTTGGTATTGGTACCGATAAGCGTCGACTTAGTGGTAGATCCGCCAACCTCACGCACACGCAAGCGAACAGTTCCGCCGGTAAGGTTCACCAGAGCCCATGTAGTCGGATCTTCTGGGTCGAGCACCTTGCCAGCCGCAGCTAGGTTGCGATCACGCACAGTGACTTTAAGCTGAGGCAACGTGTCGCCTTGAACAAGGTATAGAGTTTCTGAGTAAGCCATTAGATAAACTCTCTTGATTTGACGGTAAGGGCGGCTCCTCCGTGACCGTACTTGGCCTGCCGCATAGCTGCAGCAACGCCGCGCTCATAAAGCTGCCTGTTTGCACCGGCAGCAGCGCCATCCATCCAAGGCTGACCAGACATCATCTGCAGGCGGAATAGAGCTCCAGCCACCAGCGTCTCGCGATGCTCGAGGCCAATCGTGTCCGGAATCGTTGTAGATGTCTGCGTAGGCTTCAGCGTGTACAGAACCTTCAGACTCACCTTGCCCTCTGGCTTCGGCCCCACCAAGACAGTACGGTTGTCGTATTGTGAGAAGTATGTAGGCGCTCCAAAGTCCGACAGCTCGATCTTCATGAAGGCATCTTCATAAGGAACCGACTCGAGAGCACGCCCGTCAAGCATGATTGCCTTCACATGATTTGGTTCAGTGCCGCTAGGCGCATCGATCTCGTAGTCCGTTACACCTCGTGAAACAACAAGCGTCTGTGGCTCTGCGCGATACAAGTCCGTGCGTGCGCAGAAGTCGATGCAAGCGTCCCTGATAGCCCTCTCAGCAGTGAACTCAGGGCAGGACGGAGCCTCACTCAGGACGTAGACGAAGAGATCGCTGTACTTCACTGGGTGGTACGCTGTGGTTGTTGTGCAACCATGCTTTCGAGTAAGCCGCCATCAGCCTGCGACTTTATACCCAGAGACGTCGTGAAAGCCTGATAGTACACAGCAGCGCGGTTAAGGTTCGCGAACTCGCTATCCTTCTGGTAAGCGCGGTACATCATGTAGTCCATCAGCGCATTGGCGTAGATGTCGTCGATGCCGATGACCTGCGTATCAGTCGTAAAGTTCGAGATCACGATATCAACTGGTGACATCGCATACACAATATCGATCTGCGCAGATGTCGCAGGCTTAGGAAAGACGTAGAAGTTCTTTGGATCAAGCGCGTCGTACACGTAATGCTTTACGCCGTCTGTGCCAACTGCAGTCTCGTACCACGCAGGAAGTTGCACATCGAGAATTCCGCGATCTACTTTAGTTATTGCACGACCGCCGGTATTGCGCAGTACATTGATAAGGCGAAGGCCATCTGCAGGCAGCGTCTGCTTTGCAGAACTAGTACATGTAAACGGAGCGTTAACAGCTTTCGCATCAGGACGAAATAAAACGACCTGCCGCTGGGCATCATTGAGGTAGTTCAGCAGCTCCTGCTGGGGCCACCGCACAAACGTGGGATCTTGCAGCGTTACCGCCACTCGACTGATTAAATCAATTGCTTTGGTCGTCGCCATTTAGTTTATTCCCACTCAATAACTTCAAGGTCTGGATTACCCTTATATAGAGGACTCCAGAACCATTCCACACCAGTTTTCAAATGGCGCACGATTTTTGGTTTGCGCTCAGCCTTGACTGCAGCTTCAACAACCTTGCCCTTGTTGTTTACGAGCGTTTTTACGTGCTCAACAAGATCCTCAATGCGTCGACGCTTGTCGAGCTCTACGGCGAACTTGTCTCGTGCATAGATGTCGAGCTCATCTTTGCTCATATCTTCAATAGCTTTTTCCACGGTGTTCCTCGTTCTCTGCATAGTAGAAGGCACAGTTGCATGCCTTCATCTATAAAGAGTTGGGGGCGAAGTTTCCCTCGCCCCCGCTTCTATTAGGCTGTCGTCTTCAGCTTCATGGTGACGAGGGCGTTAGGAACAACGACCTTGTAACCGTAAACCTTCAGACCGCGAATGCCGTCGCCGAACGTGTCGGTCAAGCGAACTGTTTCGGTCTTCACGAACTGCGAAGCGAAGCAGGTAGCTTTAGGGTGACCAGCAAGGCAGAACG